TTGCACCCCAAAGAACTGCTGAACCTTCGTAAAGTTTTAATTCACTAATTGTTCTAACACCACTTTTTTCTTCTGTTTGTTTTATTGTACTAAACCCAATAGAATGTTGATTGATAAGACCTGCATCATAAAGTTTAATTAAATCCTCTCCTGCTTGTGTCTTTACTATTTGTGTAACGGCTACCAATTTGTCGCCATCAACATAAAGCTCACTAGGTTTACCTATTACGTGATTCATATCTGCTTTGTGGTCTACTAATGACCAAATCATATTTTTAGCTTTTGGTCCACGTTCAGTTAATGTCTTAGTGAATGCTTCAGGAACTATAATATCATTATCTAAATCAATATTATTCATTCTTGACCATACTGCTTTTACAGTCCTTGTTTTTGTACTAACGTCGATTATAGAATCGTTAATATCTTTTAATTGTACTTTACTCATATAACAAAGTTATTATTTTTTTATAATCTTTGAGAAATTAAAGAATAAGCATCATTAGTATTGCTATCATTTAATAAACTCCATATCTTACCCATATCTCCTTTTGGTGGATTATTATCATAAGTTATATAGTCGTTATTGTTATCTTTAACAACTGCATAACCAATAGTGCAACGGCAATTACATACATTTCCTGCTGATGCGTGAAAGTCACCAGGATAATCCATATATTCAAAACCCATATTGTCTAATGTAGGCACCTCGAATTTTGTATCAATTGGCACTTGTATTCCATTCATATGATAATGGTCGCTTCTATCTCTAGGCATAATTCTTGTACGGTTATCTAACGTACTAATCCAAATCTTATTTGTTCTTAATCCTGTTGAAATAGCACCAACTACTGAACCTGTATTTGCTGCTTTTGCCGTTTCTGTTCGTGCGATAAGTTCGGCTCTATAATCCGTAATCCCTGCAGTCTTTAAATTCTTTATTGTTTGTTGTAATGTCAATCCTTCATCTACTCCTTTCCTAATATATCGGTTAATTTGTTCCTTAGTAGTGTCGGTAATATCCTTAATAAGTTGGGACAATCCTTTATAATCTAAGTAGCGAACTATAACATTTTGCCACAAATCACTAAAATATCCTTTGTGTTCGTTAGGTAGATTCGATTTAATGCCCTTTTTAAGCCCTTTGTAGGCATTATCTGCCATTTTAGTACCCATAGCTATGTGAAGCGAATAAATCGTCTGTTTTAAGCCTTTAGTGGGTAAATCCTCTAATGATTGTGTACGACAAAACGTATCCACCTGTGCTTGAAGTTCTTTTTTAAACTTAGGCGAATACGTCTTTAATGCTCGGTTATACAATTGCTTGTATTGAGGGGTCACTATTTAAGTGTTAAAAGGTAAATAGTTTCTGCGAATAAAGTAGCTATTTCATCAACTTGGTTTTGAATCCAAGTTTCTTGGTAAATAGTTGTTCTATCATCTTGAATTTCTTTATAACATTCTTGGAAGTATGCCATTACTTGCTCAGGGTTTTGATAGTTCATTGGTTGAATAATTGCATAATCAACTGGACGACCATAAATACCACTAACGCTTTCAACTAAACCATCTGTCAAATCCAATATGCCATCGTAGAAACTATTTAAAGTTTTATGCATTGAATAGACATTAGTTTGATGATGCCAAACAACGGCTTGGTCAAATGAAGATTTTAAATAACCAACAAAGTCCGCAAAATTATCTTGTGGGGTATCTTCGTTAGGTTCATTTGGATTTTCTACTTGCTCAATAGGTTCCGCCATTTCTACATCACTAAAGGCTTTTAATTCTTTGTATTGTGCTTCTAATTGGCTGATTTGTTTTTCTAAATCGTTTATCATTATTTATTATTTAAAAGGTCGTTAAGATTCTTTGGTGCTTCCATTGGTTGGAATGTATCTAATGCTTGTAAATTACTAGGGATATATATTTTACTTAATTCATCTCTTAATTCATCAGGAACGTGAATACCCATTTCCTCATATTTTTGAATAGGAGTTAACCACCAAGCCTTGTCTAACCAATCAACTTGTTGTACTTTATTAGCTTCAAGTTCTTGATAAACAGTTAAATCATAATCAATAAATATATCTTGTTGGTTTGCATATCCCCAATCTGTGTGAAGTTTCTTATTAAAGTCATCTCTTATCTCATTCAACAAAGGAATAGCACAACGTAAAGTCAATGCCTTTTCGCCTTCTTGTTGATTATTAAAAGTCTTATTAGATGCATCATTCATTAATTGACTTGGCACTCCGTAAACATTACATAAAGAAACCATATCCCACTTTTCACTTTCAAGGATACCTAATTCAACAGGACTTAATCCTATTTCTTTCCAATCTACTTTATAACCTGATACTGCTATTTGATTAAAGTTTGTAGAACCAGCTTTTTCGCTTACTGACCTTTTCAATGCTTGTGCTTGGTCTGCTCCGCTTATTGGGTCGAATCTATCATCGTTCATAAACAACACTCCAGCAGGACCACCATTTTGGAAGGCTGAAACTGCTGCGGTTTTCGCTTCGTTGGAACGTGTTAAAGTTCGTGATGCAGCTTTGAGTGGACTTTGCCCATAAAGTTGGTTTCCCGTAATATTCCATTGTGGGTTAAAATATTTATCGTGTAAAATTTCTTCTCTTTTAAATGACCAAAGTTTACCAAAATATAATTGATAACCTGCAACAACAGGAGGGAATACCTCTACGTTTGCTATGATAGCCATATATTGAGCAGGAAGTACATTAATCGTTAAAGGCTTACCTATATTGGCACCACCTTCAATAAGACGACCATAAACAAAACTATTACCTGTAACTAATTTAAATGCACACCATTGTTCAACAACATCTGCCCAAGAATCCTCATCATTAGGATGTTTAAGCAATTCATTTAATCTTGCATCACCAGTATATTCTTCAAATGCTTTGCTTCTTAATTCCAAAACATCTTTCCAATTCTTTATCTTTTCAGGTTGACTCATTAAAGCTTTATACTTTTTAGCTGCTGGTTCATTTATAACCTTAAAAACACTAAAAGGAGCAAGTTTTGCTTTATCGGTAATTAGTTTAACAATTGAATAAACTATATCATTACCAACATATCCATCATTAACAAAAGATTGTGCATCTGCACCTTGCCAAGTTACTATCCCTCTATTTATTGCAACACTTGAACCTAAAGGACCAGTCATTGGTAGAACAGATTGCAAAGGTTTAACGGCAGAAATTTTTTTCTTGGAGAAAACATCCCAAATAGCCATATTATTAATATTTAGTCAAAGTTAGTTATTTTATACTAAAATACAGAGACAACAAATTTGGGAGTATATTCAAAATACATTCTCATAGCCAAACAATCACTAAAATCGGGTGAACGACCTATTGCTGCTTTGACTTTATCCTTTGGTATTATGCCTTTACTTGAATCGTTATCAACGTATTTTTGTTTTACTTGTTCCAATTCCTCAATTATCATTTGCTTTTGTTTGCCGTCAGCATTGATATACAATTTACTATCGTTTATTAATTCTGCAAGTTTATAATAGCATTGTGATTTAAGATTATCAAAGTTTTCCTTAGCGTGGCTTATTGGGTTCTTTAAAGCTGAACTATTATTTACAAATCCTTTACATCTTAGAATATCAACTACCCCACCACCTACCCCATCTTCATCTACAACAATATTTGAATAAGGTACTTTATGCTCCAATGCAAAGTTCTTTATAAGTTCAGCAACTTCAACAACCGATTTACCATTAAACTGATAAAGTTTAACACGCATTCCACTCCATATCCCAATGACAGTACTATCAGAGCCAAAACGTGCCACATCGCAAGTAATATAAGTATTGCCGCTAGAAACAAAAGAATTGGTAAACGTATCAAGTATTTTTTCATAGTCTATTAATTGAGATAAATCGTTTGAGTATTCCCAGTTTCCAAACAATAGCCTTTCCTTGCTTGTTGTGTCCATTCTTTCAAGAGATGTTTTATAATGCTCTGAATTATGTTGATTATCATCTACAAAAGCAGGAATAAACTTCTTTGTTTTATCAATTGACCCATCTTGTTGTGGTTTATAAAATTCACTATAAACCCAATTTTTAGCAGGATTGCAAGTATAAAGAAACTTTGGTATTAAATTGTATTGCTTTAACCCATAACGAGTTCTAGACAATATTACGTTTCTAGCTTTATCTGAAACTTGATTAGCTTCATCAATAAAAACATCCGTAATCTCTAAACCTCCTAATTCATCAAAATTAGGGTCGCTTGGGTAAGCATATAAATCTTTTAAGAATATTATTGACCCATTAAAAAACTTAATTTGTTTAGACTGGTCATTATAATCAAAATGCTTTCCTGCATCTAATCCTTGTCTTTTAGCTATTTCAAAGAATGATAATAATGTTGTTTCTTTTAATGTTTTAAGAATTGACCTACCTATTAAACCCCTTGATTCAGGATATTTAAGCCTTCTTTTAATTTGCCAATAACATCCTAATGCCGTTTTTCCACCACCAGCCGCACCGCCATACAAAAGTTCATTGGTAGTATTATCTTCTAAAACATCTAATGCTAAGGTTTGTTTAATGCTTAGTTTCATATTTAAATTTAAATCCTCCAACACTATGGATAATCTTACCATTCAAATGTCCGTGCTTAAGCATTGCTTGTATTTTTCTTGAATTTCTATTTATGTCTTTTGCTGCATCAACTATTGAATCATAAGAGCAAATATATTCCCCTTCTAAATTATATTTTGCAACTTTAAATGATTTATTTTCTTTTGCCCATTTCCCTGCATTTGGATTTGGTTTGCCTATTTTAGAATCAGAAATCTTTTTGCATTGTTCGGCAGTTAATTTTCTACCTCCCATAGTATTACCTCCTTCCCCACCTATTGTATGATTGTATAAAGTACACCCAATTGATTTAAACAATCTAATATATCCTTTTTCAGCATCTTGCCAATTAGATTCGCTTACCTCATCAATAACATCAAATATTGGTTTTTTATCTAAAGAATGAATCCATTTTGAAGTCCTAGTTTTTAAAGTTGCAGATAAATGCTTTCTTACTCTAGTTTTAAAATCTTTTGATTTACCAATATATCTTACCTCTCCTGTATTAGGACAAGATATTGAATATATTACGATATTATTTAACATTATAATGAACCTGTTTTAGATTCGTATGTTTTTTCTTCATTCCAATTAATTGTCATTCCCCCGCTAATCTCTACCTCGTTCGTTTGTTTTGCTCTACCTTCCAATCTATCAAGTATCTCCTGATAAGCCTTTAAATCCCCTTTAAATGCCTTTTGCAGTACCATCATATCTAATTGCTCGGCAACAGTAAACTCCTCTTTCTCGCCTGTGATTGGATTAGTCTTTACTTGCACCAATTCTAATAATCTTAGCAATCTAGTCTTGCTATTTGGTATTCCTTTAGGTCTGCCATTAGGGTTTCTTACTTCCCCTTTTTGAGCAGGTATTAAGTTTTGTTCGTTTGCCATAATCTCTAATCTCTTTCTAATTAATTATAAAGATACACCACAATTAGGGCATTTCTTCTCTCCTTTAGCGTTGTCTTCTTTTTCTTCTATGTCGTTATTAGCGAATGCTGGTATATCTAAACCCCAATTATCTAAATCTTGGATGCTCCATTCATTTGCCAATAGGTCGAAATCCCAATCTCCT